GCTGGGAATGCATCTGTTGATTTAATTACTTCGTCACTCATTTTCGATTCGACAACTTCAAACGTAAAGGATCCTGTTTCTATTTTCTTGCCATTTGGAAAATAAATATGAACATTTGCTGTTACAATCCCCACTGAAGTAAGTGTCTGTGTAGTAAGTAAAACTTGATATTTACCTTTCAAAGCGTTAATCGCTTGGCAATCTTGATAAACAATTTTTTTATCACCTTTTTCAAAAGAAGCGCGAACTGCAGTTGCTTCAGAAAAATCTTCTTCATTTCCATTATGATTAACAGTAATAAGTATTTTTGCACTTTTTAAGTCATTTTGAGAGTAACGCATAACTTGCGAAACACTTGAATCCCTCATAGTATCTACAGTAACTTCGTAGGTTTTAAATATAGAATTCACCATCGTATCATTCCTTTCAAGTAAAAAAGACCTATACTACGGTCTTAATTTCTAATCATGTTATTTATTTGTGCGAACTCACGCTGCAATAGCTTTTTAATATCCAGACGAGTTGTTCCAAATGTTACTTTTAATTCCCGCTTATTATGCTGATACACTTCTTCTACATCTGTAATTCTAGCATCCATTTGAACACCGATTTTATCATCCTCACATGTTACGATATCCCCAAGTGTCCAATCCTTTTCGTATTCCATGCCTGGCTTCTCCGTTATAATGCAAGTAAACGAGATAATTTTATTATAATCATTCTCTAATTTTTGCCGTCCACGATCCGATAGCATCCGAACAATCTCTGATTCAGGTTTATCATTTTTATCTTCTGTTTGATTACTTACATCTCTAGCATCGATAAATACTTCTTTTCTGGCTAGCCCGTTAGCTTGTTCTACTGATACTTCTACAATTCTCCGATCTTCTCCCTCACCTTGCCCACCAACATACGCTGTATTTTTATAATTGGAGGTATCTTTTTCGAATTCTCTTTTCAATACATTTTCTAAACTTGTTGAAAAAACAACTGGCGGATAAGTTTGTTGATTCCTAGTCAGATTCTTTCCCACGTATACATCAAACACAAATTGTCTTGCATGTTCATCCAAATACACATCCCAACCTAAACCTGAAGCTAAAGAAATTTCTTTCAATTGTTCTGCTAAATTTTTCAGACGGCTCTCAACCTGAAGATAATTACCCCGTTTCTGATTTGCTTTTAAAACTAAATTCGGTATCAATCTAGCGGAATCTGTCGGATACAAAGCATGTCTATCTACGTAATGCTTCATAACAGTCTCTGCCTCAGCATACCTCCTATCGTGAGTTGTATGAGAAGGAGGAAGAATGATCCGATTTCTTAATATTCCTTTGAGTTGATACCCCTTAACTGTTCTTTTATCATTCTCATCAATGTGATAGTTAGTAATGATGCCCACACGTTTTTCATCAATTAAAATGAAGTTGTCGTCAAATAATGCAATTGCATATTGCGCATCGTTAGGGATTTTGCACTCGAACGTCCCAACATCTTCCCAAACTCTCTTAAAACTCAGTGACTCATAATCATTAATTTCTCCGATTTTTTCTAAGTCTGGTGTGTATATAATCATGTTTTACCTCCTTATAATCCCGCTGGCCTAAAACTAAATTCCGGTATAATAACTGTACTTGTTTCAGAATAAATACTCGTAAATCTTAATGATCCATCTGGATGTAAATATAAAAACTGTACTTTCCCATCAGCTCCCCACGCAAATACACCTTGAGCTTTAGTTGGGCCAACAGGGAACTTACAAACATCTTTATTCGCTCCATAAACCCCGTTTCCACACGCGCCTTCAACATGATATATACCAAAATCATCAAGCCAGTATCTTAGTGGATTCCGATAATCATCCGCCCTTAAATCGGACCAATAATTGAGGTATTCTGGAGAAAACTTACTAGTTAATTGTTTTTTTGCATACAAACCTGTTTGTCCTTGTAAATCACAAAAAGTACGCTCATCTGTGATTTGCGTACGATCAATAAACGATTTTCCTTTTATAATTCGAACTTGAGCAATTGGCAACTCATATATCATACCCCCAGTGTTCATATTGTCTTGTTGTAACGTTGGTGGTACCGGAAATGCTGTTGTTGCTCCTTTTTTTATCCTGATATTGATTGACCTTGTTGCAAGGTTTAACTGTAAAATAATACGATCTATACGGTCTAATGTAGCGTGCGCCGGTTCATGTACCAAAACACGCAAACCTTCCAAAATATACCCTCTCCCATATATCACCGCACATCCTGAATTCACGGAAGTTTTCATGCCGCTCGCTATGGAAATTATATTCAAATTGTGCAAGTATCCTTTTACAACTCCAGTCCCAAAAAACATATCAAATAATTGAGCGAAATCTTGCGAACTATATAATTTATCTTCTCCATCAAAGAAAAAAGAACGCTCTGCCATGATGCGCTCTCACCCCTTTCTTTTATTTTATATTCCTATATACCTTTCTCTAAAACGTAGAATAACTGTAGCACTATCTCTACCTGCATTCGCACTATAATCTAATAAATTTAGACCATCTTGTAATCTAAACTCATTCAACCTAACTCCTGGAGCAATCCAGTTATATGCATTCACCCTTGTTCCATCAACACCTACTAACTCAACAGTATTTTGTCCATATGCTGTATTTATTTCAAAACGCTCTCCTGCAAGAATATCACGATTAACCTTCACAGATTTCATTGTTGTAAGATTAGTAACTTGAGGATCTGTACAAGGGCCAAAAATCTCTATTCTAACAGGGGTTTCAACATCACCATTATTGATTACATTTTGTTTTTCACCCTTGTATCCAAATTGCACTTTAGGTTTAAATGAAAAAGGGAAACTAAAAATTGGTTCCCAAGACAATAACGGTACTTCTATATCAGTTTCATTCTTCCAATAGGGATCAGGTGTGGTGATGTGAAATAATCCTTGTTGTAACACCATAAATTGTTCATCTTCCACTCTATACTTAGGTAGATTTTCAATAATACTTGTGTTTTGAAATGTACCATGTGGCATTTGTACAGTGACCGTAAATGGACCTGCCTTTGGATTTAACACACGATTTAACTTCCTACGTAATTCAAATAATTCCCTTGCGTTGGATGCTTCGATATAAAATTCAAGGGGATACTGCATCCCTTTCATTGTTACCGAAACAGGTGTAAAACCGTCTTGCATATACCCTTGTGTTTGAACAAATTCAGCCTCACTTCCTGAGAGGTCAATGGAAGTAAGGACATATGGTGACAATGGTCCGAATTCCACTTTTTCTAGTCTTTGATTTTCAATTACAACTCGCTTATTCATGATGTCCCTCCCCATGTAAAAGCGACCTCATTTAATACTCTTTGCTGCTGTCTAATTACTTCGGATGTATCTTGATTGTAAAAGTGATTTACAATTTGCGTCGGTTGCCTTGTTTGTTTATCCGGATTATTGTTGTCAGATCTATACTGGATTACATTAGGGTTATCCGATAGAACTTCTCTCCACTTGGAAAGCCTCCCAACGTCATATACCGACAAACCCTCAAAACGCTCCATTTGACGTCCAATTTCTCTTACCATATCACGCATACTTTCTGGAATATGTGTTACCCAATCATTTTGCCAATCCCCATCTATAAAGATTGCATTGAAATATTTTGTAAGTGGATTATCTCCTTGGAGGCTAAAAATTTCCTCAGATCGAATAGAGCGGATACCATCCATAGCGCCTGATACTGTATCTTGCAAAGCGTCACGAATGATTGAAGACTGGCTTTTAATACCTGATGCGATTCCATTTGCCATTTTAATACCTGCATTAGCAAGTTTATTAGGATTCAATCCATTCGCAAGAGAATCATATGCATTCATACTCAAAGCACGACTCTCGTTCTCAACTAAATCAGTTGAACTTTGAATTCCTAATGCAAAACCAGACCCAAAGTGAAACCCAATCTCCCGTTTGACCTTACGAGATGGCGATCGAACCTCTAACCATCTTTTTGCAGCTCCCATTGCCATAGATGCTAATCCTTGAGCTGCACTGGCGGCTAAACTTCCGCCTCCACGAATACCACGAGCAAAACCAGAAGCAAAATCACTTCCTAAACTATACGTATCAGAACCTTTTATACCAGATTCACCACTGCTTTTTACTTGGTTACCAGCTGAGTTAGCTTGTCCACTTTGCGAACCAATCCCCCTCGCAAAGTCGCTACCACCTTTTATTCCAAACGGTGTACCGTTAATAGAATTAAATCCACTTTGAGCTGCTCCTGCGTTACCTTGTGCATTACTTTGCGCGTTTCCACGCTGTGAACCAATTCCACTCGCGAAGTCATTTCCGCCTTTTTGGCCCATAGGCAAACCGTTTATCGTATTAAACCCAGTTTGAGCTGC